CTTTTACTGCTTACAAGAATTACATTGGCAGCAAACCTTGGGTTGCATCTAATTATCTTCGTGACCCATCCAGAAAACCGAATTGGTTATGACTAGCGAATTACTACTTCGGGTATACTTAGCAGCAAGACGTAAAGCAAGACCTAAGTATCCACCAAAAAGAAAACATTACAACGTACACACCTATGGGTAGCGATCTATTAGCATTAAGAGACTTACTTGCATCATGTCCACCAGTATATACTTTACCTGGTACATGGACTAAATGTAATGCAGTAATACCTCATGCAAACTATAATCCAAACTTTACATTTGGAATTTCTATAGCAGTATTTGTTATACTGTTAGCAGGGTTCGGAGTTTACAAAGCATTCTTTGCCAACGCAGACCTAGCAGATCCTTGGGACGATCATGACGACTAATTATGGACTTGAGATTACCTTCTGGGTAATCCTGACACTGTTTCTTATCTACTCTGTAGAAGAACGTAAGAAATGAAGATTCTAAAGACACCTTTACGTTATCCTGGTGGCAAATCTCGTGCTGCTGCAATGCTATACAAGTGGTTTCCTTCTGGTATCACGGAGTATCGTGAACCATTTTTAGGTGGTGCTTCTATGGCATTGTATTTCAGTCAGTTGCACCCTGATGTACCAATTTTTGTCAATGATCTGTATGATCATTTGTATAATTTCTGGTATCATCTACAGCGTATGGGTGATGAGTTATCTGAAGAGTGTTATAAGATCAAGTTTGACAATCCAGAACCTGCATCAGCAAAAGCATTGTTTAAGCAAGCGAAGGATGAGATAAAGAACGTATGTGGTCTGCGTCAGGCAACCTTATTCTGGGTACTGAACAAGTGTAGTTACTCTGGACTAACAGAGAACTCATCATTTTCTGAAGCAGCATCCATACAGAACTTTTCTCTACGTGGTGCAGAAAAACTTAAGAAATATCCACCCATTATTAAGAACTGGACTATAACAAACAACGACTATGCTACACTGATGAGTGAAGCATGGACAGCAGGTAGTCACCCAGAACTTAGTATCAATAAAGGTAAAGCATTCGTGTTCTTAGACCCACCATACAAGATAAAATCATACTTATATGGTTCTAATGCAGAGTTACATAAGGGATTTGATCACACTAGATTCAGAGATGTATGTCAAAGTTGTACTCAACCATGGATGGTAACGTATAATGTAGACAAAGGTATAGAAGAAGCGTTTGCGAACTACCGTCAACAATATTTTGACATCACATACGGTATGCAACACCGTGCTAATAACAAGAAGCAAGAGTTGCTAATAACAAACTACGATGTAGCACCAGTAAACCCACTTGAGGCAATCCTTTATGGCAGAGTTTGAGTTTCCTTTAAAAGATTATCTAAACGGTATCAACCTTAAGATGGGTAACCTTGAGGACAATGAACGTGCTATGAAAAAGTATCCAAAGTTCGTTGTAAATCAGTTATTGAGTGAGCATGTTGACTGTGTGTTACACGTCAATGAAATGAACAAATATTACAGTCTAGACAACGCATTACAATATCAATATTTTCTATATAGTATTAGGAAATCGAAGAGATTTTCTCCTTGGACTAAAAAATCGACTGATAGTGACATAGAAATCGTAAAAGAGTTTTATGGTTACAGTAACGAGAAGGCAAGAACTGCTCTAGCCATCTTAACTCCTGATCAACTAGCGGTCATCAAAGCGAAACTTGATACTGGAGGAACAAAATGAGTGATGAGATCAGTTGGTCTCAAGATATGATGCTTGAGGTTTCATTAAAAGAACCAGACGACTTCTTAAAAATTAGGGAGACACTTACCAGAATAGGTGTAGCGTCTAGAAAGGAGAAAAAGTTATATCAATCTTGCCATATACTACACAAGAAGGGCAAGTATTATATTGTTCACTTTAAAGAACTGTTTGCACTTGATGGTAAGCAAGCAAACATCACAAAGAACGATATAGAACGTAGGAATAGAATTACAAAACTACTATTTGATTGGGGGTTAATCAATCTCGGTGTGGAAATCACTGACATTGCACCTCTTAATCAGATAAAGGTGCTTAGTTACAAGGATAAAGGTGACTGGACACTAGAATCGAAGTACAATATAGGGAAGAAGAAGGTCACTACTGAAGCATGAAACTACTTGGATTGAGGATCGATGACCACGACTCCAATATCACTTATACTAATGGTACTAAGGTACGATATTTGGCAACCGAAAGGTTATTTGGTATTAAACATCATGGATATGATAACGTATGGCAATGGGAAGATGTCCTAGACAGATGGGATATCAAGGTAGAAGATCTAGATGCCATTTGTATTATTACAGACGATATTGAGTTCGATACTAATGAATTGTATCGGGAACTTGATATGGGATTCCCTTGTAGAACATTTGCTTTAGACCATCACTATGCACATCACCTTAGTCTCTGGCCACTAGGTGACATACCTGAGATAGGGTATGTTTATGATGGTTTTGGTAACAATGATAAGTCATATTCTAAATTTGTAAACAATAAACTAGTAGACTCTGGTGATGTTAATGACATCAGTTCTATTGGTGTAAAAATGGCAGAAGTAGGACGTGTTTTAGGTCTTTCTTCCGACCCACATGGACTAGATTTAGCAGGAAAAGTCATGGGTCTTGCTGCCTATGGTCTTATAGATAAAGAGTATTACGAAAACCTATCTAACTTCTCACTTAATGAGATGAGGGGTATATGGAACTACAAATCATGGCATAGGAAGTGGGATAATGATTTTGATATTAACTGGTTGAGGACAGTACATGAATACACTGGAGACAAGCTTGCTGAACATGTTAGCAGTACCGATGTCATTGGTTTTAGTGGTGGTGTTGCACAGAATTGCTGTTTTAATGGTAAGATCAAAAGAACAGGTACAAAGGTAGTCATACCACCCCATGCAAATGACTGTGGTTTATCACTAGGTGCTGTGGAATTCCTCAGACAGAGGTTCCATGAGGTACCATTTAGTAATGAAGGGTTCCCATTCTGGCAAGATGACGAAGCACCAGAACAAGAAGCAGATGAAAAGACTATAGAGAAGGGAGCTAAGTCATTACGTGATGGTAGAATACTAGCTTGGTACCAAGGTCATGGTGAGATAGGACCAAGAGCATTGGGTAACAGATCTATACTCATGCAACCACAAAATAGAAGAGCGAAGCAATATCTAAATGAAAAAGTAAAACACAGAGAAGCATTCAGACCATTTGGTGCTGCTGTATTGAGAGAAGATGTATCAAAATATTTTGATTGTGATTATGATGTACCTTATATGAATATGTCAGTGCAAGTTAAGGATACAAGACTCACATCTATCACACATATAGACAATACATGTAGGATTCAGACGGTTGATGGTGATGGTCATTTTGCTAGACTCTTAAGGAAATATAAAGAGATGACAGGTGAGTCTGTTATACTAAATACGTCACTCAATATCGGGGGATCGCCCATAGCGTCTAGGATCTGGGAGGCAAAGGAATTATTTTCCAAGAAGGGTATACAGGACATGGCGATCGGTAATAATTTTTATGATAAATAGGCTTAGTGACCTAATACAGAGCAATGGCAGAAGTAAAAGAGAAACCTAAAGGTCCTCTCGGTAAACTTAAAGAAGTAGCTGAAGATAAAGAAGAGCAACTAGCTTATCTAGCAACACTAATAAGAGTGGTAGTACTTGTGTGGTCCGCAGGAATTTTGACTTTAAATTATGTTAAAATACCAGGTTATGAACAAGGAGATAAGATAGATCCAACTTTCATAGCTTCGGTCTTCACAGGAACTTTAGCTACCTTCGGGGTCGCTGCGGGAGGTAAGAAAAAGAATGGTGCAGACGGTGGTAGTGCTAACATATCTAAAAAAGATATGGAGTTTCTTATCGCTAAGGCATCAGAGACTGCACCTGCTCAAACAATAAGGATCGAATCTGGTCCTGTAAAGATCGTCCCAGATACAAAGTAAGACAATGAACAAGTGGATTGGAATTAGTCTAGGAACTATTTTCGGTATATCACACATCGGAATGATAGGTTTACTAGCAACAAGAAAAGGATCAGAGATACCAATAATGACTCCACCAGTGGGTGATTACACATCTTATGTTATCTCTGCAAATAAGGAAGGATATAAGATCAGTTACACTGCTAACGATCCTAAGACTGCATACATCACTAAGGACATCAAGAAGAAGGGTGGTTTCTTAGGACTTGCAAACAACACAACTAAGGTTGCTGAAGAATACTTCATGGATGGTCAGACTAATCAGGGCGGTCCTGTATCTAACAAGAGATCATGGCAAGATCCATCTACTATAGTAGAAAGTGATGGTAAAATATCTGATAAGACTATTGCCTGTATCGAAGCAGTTGGTTCTGCAAAAGGAACAGGTAGATTAGTTGGTACTAGTGTTGGTGCTAGTGCTGCACCTGCTCTCAGTGGTATACCTTTCATCGGATGGGTAGCAGCAGGTTGGGTAGCAATGTTTGGTGGCAATCAAGGTGCTGAACTTGGTGGCAACATGGCAGAAGAACTCAACGAGAACTGCTAACTTGTAATAAATAGTAGTTCATGTTACTATTGTACATGGACTATGATATGAAACCCTATCATCAACTCATAGAGGAAAACGAAAAACTGGAAAGTATGATTCATTTGTACGACAAAGAAATCGAAGACCAACAAGACGAGATTACTCGGTTAAAGAAGGAAGTGGACTTCCTTATACAACAACTAGAGTACAAAACACTGGGTAAACCAACTGAGGATTAAATGCAAAGCATCATTATATACGTTGCAGCCTTCTGCAACTTCTGGTTCTACCCTCTACTCATAGCACTGGTAATATCCATTGTTATTGAGCAGATATATAATAGGATAAGTAACCGTGAATGGGAAGAGGAGAGGAAACTTGGCAACAAGCAACTGACCCAAGCAACACGCATTCGTAAGTTCTTATGGAGACAAAACATAACACTAAATATGTTGTGGTTTGTTTGTTATTTTATAGCAGGATTCGTTCTTAGGACACCTGCAATGCCCGATATGGTTTGGAGTGGAACATGAAAAAAGTATTAGAAATTATGACAATAGTATCCTTCGCAGTCAGCGTTGGTGTTGTCGGAACTGCAGGATATGTAGTTATTAGAAAGGATGCCATCATAGATGACATCAAAGAGAAAGTAATGGGTAGTGTAACAGACTTACTACCTGGTGCCATCGGTGATCAAGTACCTTCTATACCAGAGGTACCATCTATGACAGGACCAGCACTCTTCGGTAAGTAAATGTGGACAAGATCCATGATATTATAATTCATGGCAACGAGGTTCCTTCTGTACCAGTTGTAAATGTCACGCTGCCTAAAATTAATACTGTCAGTGTGCAGTTGCAGGGAAATAACTTTAAGATATACGAGATTATACAACCAGTAACCAGAGACTATAAAGTCCCTGTAGTTGTAGAGATAGGTAAACCTATCATCAATATTCCTGGTTGTGTAGAATCATATGGTGATGAGACTAAATCAAAAACTCTGATGGAAGATGATCCTGATGGAGTAAAAGTTTATTGTGATGCAGACACACCATCGTTTACACCCATGGATTTTGTCGCAGATGATCTTGAGATGGTGCAAGAAGAATATAAACCAGACTTTAAGATAGAACCACCACCTACACCTCCACCACCTACACCAGAAACAGAGACACCTTGTATACCACCTAAGGAAAGAGATCCAATTACATTCCAGTGTATAGATCCAGTAGAACCTGTGGTGGGTGCAGTAGAAGAAGAGGTACCTATTGTAATTGCTGAATATCTACCAGAGGTAACAGCAGTAACTACTACAGCAACTATAGCTGTGGTAGCCACAGCATCAGCGTTGCTTGCTAAACCACTAGCTGATATTTTACTACGGTTATTAAAGCCTACTATCAAGCAAATAATCAACAAGGCTAAAGGAATTGTTGGAAATGGGCAGGGTCAAATCTCAGTCAGAGAAAGGATGATAGCACAGAGAGATAGGAACAAAGCGATCAGAGATATGAAGAAATTCCTTAAGAAGTAGGCATAAATTTTTATGACAAAATGAGGGTTTCCTGACTAAATAATGGTAGAATAATTCTCGGAGGCTAAGATGCATCCTAACCTACTATAGTATGGTATTAAAGTAACGTGGAGGTAAACAATGCACAACAGAATATCGCATAACGAATTAGCACAATGGAATCATAGAGAAAAATCCCCGAACAAAACGGACGACCTAATAGATGACTACTTCGATTGCCTAATAGAATGCGACGATTCTCACAACACGTGTAGAAAGGTCTGTGGAGACCTTCTCAGAGTTTAAAAAGAAAGACCCCGAAGGGTCTTTTTTTATTGTCAATATTTCCTGACATAAATATGTTACAGGAGGCTAAGACAATGATTAAGTTTACATGGGAACGACCAGAGGTTCCAGAATACGATCCAGATATACATTCACCAGAGAGGGTCTTTGCTTTCCTGTGTTACCGTGGTGTTCATTACGCTAAGTGGGTCTATCTAGAGGTCAACTTTAACGGTACAACTCTATGGACGTTCGGTGATCCTAAGGATTAGTGTTGCCAATAGATATAGGTTCGAAGATATAATTCTCATTCTCACCTGTAGTTTCACGTTTAATTAATTTACTATTACCATTTTCATCATACTCAAACGTTGATATTTCTCTTGCGTTTGTCTTGATGGAGATGGTTTTTGATTTAACTGTCTTATTACCATTAGCATCTACCTCATAGGTAGTTGTCTCTTCTGGATCTGAGTTAATAAAACTCGTGTTGTTAATACTATGTGTGTGTTGTGAGTTGGATGTTACGTTAGCAACTTGTACATCAGCACATACAGATGCATATTGAGTACCTTCCTTAAATGATATCCCAGCTTTAAATAATTCACCACAATTTTTTAATCTTGCGATCTCGAAGTCTAATCTTTTGTTAGCTAGTATCTGTTGTTGTAATGCTATCTGTGTATTAAATGCATTCTTACATCCTTTCTGTAGTTGTTTGTCTAGTGGTACTGATATGGTTGCACTTAACCCAAGGGAAACGTTGGTGTTATTCTTCTGACCAGTACGAGTAGGGATGTAGTATAAAATTTCACCTGGATTGTCAGGTATACCATCATCATTATTGTCAGCATTGTTGTAGACAGGATCATTATACATTAACTCAAACGGATGCTGTTCGCTGAGACTTCCTGTGATGAACGGAGTGATATTAAGGGTAGGTCCTTGACATGATATACCACCACCATACTGGTTGTTTATATAAGGACCTTGTAAAACCTGTATTGCCTGGTTGGTGACTGAGCCTGAAGAGTTGGCGATTGGATTAGCAGTCGCAGAGACACCACCTACATCCGTAGCCATAGCTGGTGAACATGTTAATATCGCTACTACTGGGAGAAGATACTTGTGGTATCTGTTACGCTTGTTATATTTGTTGTTCTCTGAATTATTGTTTGGTTGCTGATTCCAGGTCCTTGGTATGAGGAAGTCATTTGGAACGCTGCTCCTGGCGTGGTTAGAGTGTAGTTTCCTGTGTTGGAAAGGTCTAAACCACTTGTAACCTGACCTGTGGTTCCTGTCGATCCCAGTAGGTCTATGCTTGTGTTGCTTGTCACTGCGTCGGGAAGTATGCTTGATCCATCGTGCTGAATCCCTGTCCCTGTCACCGAAAATTGCCATCCTGTGTTATAATCAATCGAATTTATGGTCTCCGTCACTGTGGAAGTCGTTTCCGTGTGTGATGTCATCGAGCCCTGAGTAAAATTCGGGACCACGGGCACCGCCATTGCTGACGGGACACCACACATAGCTAAGAGTACGAGTAATTTTTTCATTTCACCGTATATTATATAGTAGGTCTAGTGGGACACTACCTCGGAGACAAATTGTCCAGTAGCTGTAGTACCAGCTCCACCAGCTGTTATTGTGGAAACACCTGCTGAGGTTATAGTTCCTGCAAGGGTTCCTGCGACTCCACCAGATTGGGTAGTTGTTATTCCATAAGCGGGCATGTCAGCTACGACACCTGCTGTTACGTCAACACCAGTACCGATAGGATTTACTACGTCACCTTGAGTCCATGTTTCACTAAAGCTGAATGCTGAGCCAGCAGTATTAATTTCATATGAACCAACGTCTAGTGTTGCTGCTGCTGTTGCTGTACCTGCAGTCAACGTACCTAAGTGTCCATCAGTAGCTAACTTGATGTTGCTACCAGACACACTATATGTTGATCCGATTCTTGTTCCTGCAGTTGCTGCACCGTCTACACTGAGCTGTGTTGATGTGGATAATCTATGGGTCAGATCTGCTTTTGCACTATTGGCTCCAGTTAATAGGAACCCCATGGCGATAAGAAAGAGATACCTTTTCATTGTTTCTACCAAAAGTTTTACTAGCTCTATTTAGTAAAAATATTACTGTTCACCAGGTACATATACGGATAGCACTACCCATGGTGCTTGACACATGTGGTTAAATAGTAGTGTTGCCTTCGGGGACACTAAACTACACTCGCTTATTTAAGGAGAACTATGACTAACATACAGAGGTACCGTGCGTCTGATCTACCAGAACTGTTTGAGAAGATCAGTCAGAACGCAATAGGTATGGACAATTACTTTGATCGTTTCTTTGATCTTAGTGCAGGAAAACCAACTTACCCACCATATAACCTAGTAAATGTTTCGAATCATGAATCAAGATTGGAAATTGCATTAGCAGGTTTTAGGAAAAATGAAATAAAAGTTTACACAGAGTATGGTAAACTATATGTAGAAGGTAATGTTGTTAAGGATGATGACAAAACACCTGCAGAAAACTTCGAGTTCATACACAGAGGTCTCGCTAAGAGAAGTTTTACAAGGACATGGAGTCTAGCAGATGATGTAGAGATACAACATGTAGACTATGACAATGGTCTTTTGACAGTGTTACTAGGAAAAATTGTTCCAGAACACCACGCTCGAAAGGATTATTTGTAAATCAACAAGACCCCCCATGGGGTCTTTTTTTATGCTAATATATAAGGTATATGACAGACTTTATTAGCAGACATATCGGTCCATCTGAGGATCAGCAGACTCAAATGTTAAATGACTTGGGTCTTTCTAGTCTTGATGAACTAGTACGAAAGGTTGTACCAGACTCTATACTTCTAAGAGGTAAGAGTAACCTACCAGAACCATGCACTGAGCATGAAGCACTGGAAGAACTAAAGAGAATAGCGAAATGTAATATCAATAGAAGAACACTTATAGGTCAAGGATACTATGGAACCATCTGTCCTCCAGTTATACAGAGAAATGTTCTTGAGAATCCAGCTTGGTACACATCTTATACTCCATATCAGGCAGAGATATCTCAAGGAAGACTAGAAGCATTATTTAATTATCAGACTCTAATCACAGAGTTGACTGGATTACCTGTTGCTAATGCATCATTGTTAGATGAAGGAACTGCAGCAGCAGAAGCAATGATAATGGCACATGGTACTGGTGATAAGAAAGGATTCCTAGTAGATAGTAATATATTTCCACAGACACTAGAGGTACTAAAGACTAGAGCAACACCATTAGGTATCAATATAATCAAACTAGATTTAGAAGACACCATACCACTCTGTGACTTCGAAGATTCCTTTGGTGTACTGGTACAGTTGCCTAACAATCTAGGTAACATCAGACCTTGTAATGGTTTGTTGAGATGTGCTGAGGTTTACAAGTGTATGAAGATTGCTATTGTAGATCCTCTAGCACAGGTGTTGATGCAACCTGTAGGAGAGATGGGATTTGATATTGCTGTAGGTAGTATGCAGAGGTTTGGTATACCTATGGGTTTTGGAGGACCTCATGCAGCATTCTTTGCAACCACTGAGAAATATAAACGTAAGATTCCTGGCAGAATTGTAGGACAGTCTCTAGACTCCCAAGGTAATAAAGCACTACGACTAGCATTACAGACAAGGGAACAACACATAAGACGAGACAA